TCCAGAACCAATAACGAGTTGCCTTAGTGCCTAGACAAACCAAGGGCACTAAGGATAGACACTTGATAGGCCGAAAGATCGGGCCAATCAAGGGTAAAGCCAAAAGGACTAGCATGCCGCCTTGTCTGGAGAGTATATTTCATCTCCCACGACAAGGGCATCATACGCATACCGGTTGCAGTACCATCGGTAACTGCTACCTGGCTGTTATTTGTAAACACAGCCTCCGTAGTACGCATGATGTAGGTATACCTACCTACAAGGTTTTGCTGTGAAGCGGCAGTATAATTAGCGATATTATCGCCAATATTGCCGACCCAATCAGCTAACCACGACCAAGGAGTAAGATTCCAAATGAGCAAAGGAGATACCCATATACCATAAAGTCTTAAATAATTTAAGACTGTCTCTACTCCGCCGTCAGGCGAAGAGAATTCTGGTATAAAGTATTTCCAAGCGCCCGTGAGCCATGTATCTTGTTTTATACAACAAGATATATAGCTCTTTCCTGAACCTAATGCGCGACCTACTGATACAGCGTTAGGAGTATAAGACATCCTTCCGCCATTATTCAGCAAATCGCCAGTAGTGTACAGTATTTCGGATTCTACCTTGGACCGTCTCCTCCTCCACTTGTCATTTCCAGCATAAAGCTTATTCAGCTTTGCGTTGGCATTCAAGGCAGTGTAACACATGTCCTTGAGATCTGACAAGAATGGTTTCCACCCAAATTGGGTGTTCAACCATTGGTCTCCTAAAGTTTTGCCCATAGAGGCATAACCAAAGGATTTACGACCTATCAGAGACAAAAAAGCATCTCTGAAGAAGGAGGCTGTCTTTTTGACCATAGGAAGGGCTTCCCGGATCTCTCCGAGGGCCACTCCAAGGTCAGCAGTAGACAGCTTAGGCTTTGTTTTATTCCAAAGCCGCGGTCCTTCAGACGCACCAGACCAGTTACTCTCAACGAAGAGAGTCCCTGGTTTCTCTGGTGTTCTGATCGCGATGGGGTCCCATGTGTAACCGCCTGCATACATTACAGCAGGCCACACGGGATAGAAACCTCCGATATACTCGTAGGTTTGTCCCCCTAAGGAAGTGCGATAAATACCGTACCCCTTACGACCAGACCAACTATCGACTCGATAATGGGTGAAGTCACATCCTGTATCACGACTTTTTAGCAAAGCTAAAAATCGAGGAGAATATAGATCCCGGTTTTTGAACGGGTTTCTAGATTTCTTACCTCTCATGAATAAGGGATTGACATCATCATAACACACTTCGGCCCAGCCATCATTGCAAGAAGCGAATAGGTTCCTACTATAGTAGTAACCTGTTGGAGAATACTCGGTTGTGTAAACACCGGCAAACTCGTTAACTGATTGCATTGGGATGGTTGAAGACCCTTTTGTGCGTCGTCTCGACATTGCGTCACCTCCTTGTGTAGGATTTGGCTAAGAGTAGGTTGTTGCCAACCCACCCAGAGTGCCCG